ACAGGATAATTATCTAACCCCGACAGAGATAGAATCTCAACGAACGGATCAGAGTCCATGAGGAGGCTGTACTGGCCTGAGAGCGAGTTTTGAGTGATTGAAAACGCGCCTAAATCGCCCTCGTAATTATTGAGATTTCCGTCTTCAAAGAAGTCAATTACGCTGCCCGGTATTGTGAGATTCTTGTCATCGAACAGACTCTTGCCATCGAACAGACTCCGCCACGTCGTGAACTGACTGCCGTCCCAATCCGAGGGCATAATATAATCCGGAGATAGATCCCCGCTCTCGATGTAGTAGACGCCCTCGTCGCTGATCGTCGTTGGATCGGGCAGATCACTGTAGCTGTTGATACCGCTCAACACCTCGATCCCGCCACCCAACGCCGACCATTCACGTTCCATCAATATTACTCCGTGGCCGGATCAACGCCGGAGACGATCTCGAAGGTGAGGCGGGCGAGTTCGAGTACATTGTCGTTGGCGTAGGCCGTTCGGGCTGCATCCAACGACTCAGGACTGACTTCGGCTCGGCGCACCGGGATCTTTTCGAGCAGATCATGCAACTCGGCCTCGTCGACTTGCAGGCGAGGCGAATTCAGTTCCGTTCGTGTGACTTCACGCGTATCGCCGGTCAGCTCATCAGTGACTTCTTCAGTGTACTCGGTTTCGACAGCCTCCAGCACGTCTTCGAGCGCACCGGTGCGCTCCAGTGCCTCGAACAGTCGCTGGCGTTTCTGTGCCTCTCGCTCGCGTCGTCGGTCTTCGCGGTCTGTGTATCCCATTGATGTAGTTCGATTAGTTGTTTGATTATTTGATATGCTATACTACAACCATAGTAAAACGATCATTCGAACCGCTCGGTTGGCATGTCAGTTAACGAGACCCCCACGAGTCAGGTTAAGCAGTAATAGTCTGGCCATCGACCAGACTATACCACGTATCGAAGTTCCCATCACCCGTCGTATCCATCGGCACAACGTAATCCGACGCAAGATCTCCCGTCCGAATCTCGTACACATCAGGTTGAGAAAGCATCGTCACATCGGGTAGATCGTCGAACTTGTTGATTGTATCCAGTGTGATTAGCTCGCCGCCACCGCCTGCCGCTGACCACTGACTCATTGCTGGACGACCTCGTAGCTCTGGTTCACATCAAGCACAAAGAACTCCGTGCCCAACGGGAAGTCGTCCGCACTCGGCAGATCGGGCACTGACTGCACGACTTCGTTTCCTGCGGTCTGGATCGGGCCAACGTAGCGGAGATCAGTATCGTTCGTGACACCACTGCCATCCGTATCAAACTCCCAGATCGGCACGTAGGGTTCGTTTGCTGGGAAGTTCTGTTCGAGACGGCAAATCACCTGATCAGCATCATCACGGGTGGCGTGCGTGCCGCTGTCGTAGAGAGCGCTGGCATCCCAGCCCAGCCAGATCTGCTGGCCTGCGGTGCTGGCATCGAGCGTGATCGTCGTATCCGTATCCCGCGCGATCCAGCCATCGACGAACGCCTCGCCCGCCGCGATCGTCACGTCCAGCGAACCAGCCCCGAAGGTCGCATCGAACTCCGCGTACTGACTCGTGTCCAGACTCGTGTACCTCTGGCTCGACAGCGTGGGTGTAGATGCGGGTACGATCCAGCCGGGTGATACCTGTCCGATCCCCTCACCAAGCTCGATATTCCGGACCGACGAGCCTCGCGCGCCGGGTTGTGCGCGATCAGTCATCTATCTACACCTCACTCTGGTCGCGGAAGGCGAGTTCAATGCGGACCGTCACCGCGTGATCCGAGTCCTTAGGCTGGAGCCGATTCTCCGAGTCAGTGAGGATCACACGGTTCGCCGCCATATCCGAGGAGTTGTTTGAATCCGATTCGGAAACCAACGCGGCCTCGATCAGATCCAGTCCAACAGCCTCGTCGCTGCCGATCAGCACAGTTGCCTTGTACACCTCATCGTTCGATTCCGAGACGTGATCGTCGATCATGTCCCGGTAGACCTCGTTGATCAGATGCGTGTCGGTAGGATCGGGCGCGGTCGCATCATCACCGAACGCCACATGCGTGAAGTCAACCTGCGCGGATGACGTTTCGGGATTTGCCAGATTACACAGATGCTCTCGATACGGCTGGATGACCACGTTGTGAGACGTGAACTGGTGGACCGGATCGCACTCAGCCAGTCGATCCAGTCGCGTCTGATTATCGGTTTCATCCCAGTCGCTAAACCGCTCGCGCAACTCGGCGATGGGAAACAGCGATACCGTCACGTTATCCTCGATGTTACCTGTGTCTATCATTGGTATTGAGTGTCGTTGATTCCGAACTGACTTCAAATTACGTGTCAGTCACGTACGCGTCGATATTCATGCGCGCTTCGTTCCAGACCGAATCGGAGACCGTCTCGATACGCGTGATCTCGGTATCCGTGAGTTCGACGGCTTCGGTCTCCAGCACCTCGGGGAAGCCCGCACTGTCGACGAGGCCGACTGTTTCGAACGCTTCGACGAGGAACGACGCGAGTGCCGTATCGTAGAAGTCGAAGTTGTGGGCACTGTCGTTCCAGAACGCTTGGGTTGGTGGATCTACATCCGAGACCGTACCCGTATCTGCAAAGCCGAAGCTCTCAGTCTCCGACTTCTGGACAAGAATCCCCACACCGACACCCGCAGCGACGACTGAACTGATGGTGTTGATGAACTCCGCCTCGGAGATGTCTTCTCCCGAAATCACCTCACCCACGTCAAGATAGAACTGCGCCGCCCCGAACGTGAAGCGTTCTTCGAGGATGATCTCACTCGTATCCGCACTCAGCAACAGTGCAGCCACCTCTTTGATCTCGTCGACCGTCGCCGACGTGAGTTGGGCGCGCAGCCCAGTTTTCACACGGGCGCGGAACGCCGCCACCGTTTCGCTGCCACGGCGTTCCATCTCGAACAGCGAGGCGATCTTGTTGAGTTGTTCACCCGTTGCTGAATCAATGAACTTCTCGACGAACACATCATCCAGCGTCTGTTCGTGATCATCGAACTCGTTGGCGAGTGCGGTCAGCAGCGCGCTCCACGTCTGTTCTTCCGGATCGTATGGTGAGGTGAGACTTTCTTCCAGCCGCTCGCGCGGCGTCTTGTTGCTCATTGGGTTGTGACTCCTATCAGGGCTGTGGAAGTCATGGCCACCTCATTCAGCCCGATGGTGATGTTCGAGGCGGCCAGCGAGTCGCCGTCGATAGCCATCGTCATGTCGCCCTCGACCACCCCACGCTGATCCATCACGCGACGGAACACCTGATCAAAGATCACGTCGTCACCGATCTCCAATCCGGGGTACTCGATGCCGCCGTTGACGATCCCACCGATGTACTGAATAATGCGGTCTTCGATCTGCTCGACGCCATCGGACGGGAACGTCGCGCCGGTCGTGATGGTCAGGTCGATATCGATATCAACCTCCGTCGCCCGATCAAAGCTCTCGGGGCGTGTCACGCCGTCGTTGTCCACCGCATCGGCAGTGGTTGCCCCGAACGTCTGGAGTCCAGCCCCGCGGGATTCAAAGATGGCTTGGGCAATTGTGGTATCAGCCACGCCGGGTGCCTGCACTGTCACCTCCGGACCGTACTCATTGGTCACCGTATCCCGTCGCTCCTCGACACGCACGGAGATGATGTCGTCGGAGTAGTTGAGAATCGACGACTCCATGGCGGGCACCGTACTGACACCACCTTCGGCTTTGGTGGTCTCGTAGCGCAGCTTGAACTCCGGATCGCGCTCCTCATCACGGCCTTCGACATACCCTTCGGACTGATCGCCCGTCGGGTTCGGGTTGGTCACCGAGTCAATCCCCGAAACCGGATCGCCGAAGCGCGTGATCGTATCCGCATCGACGTTGGTTTCCTCACCCAGCCACTCCTCGTCGAGATCCGTCTGCCACGGGCTGAGAGCCTTGATGGGCACAGTCACTGATACCGACCCGTCAGACAGGATTCGTTGAGTCATCGTCTCGAACGGAATCGGTGGGCGAGATTCAGTCCGTGGTGTCGTGACGACCGTCCCTTCGGGAATCGAGTAGTCGGTCGACGCCATGGTCTCCCGACTGAACACGACCTCACCCGTGGCCGCACGCAACGGACGGCGGCTGAAACCAGCCAACGCCAACTGCTTGTCGAGTTGTTCGCCAAAACTATCCTCATAGAACGAGGCGTAGTAGGCCGCTTCGGCAGCGTCCCACTGCGTGGCGATCTCCGTGGCGGTGGCGTTGATGATCTGCAAGACGGGTGAACTCGGACGAAGCTCGATATCAGTGCCAAGCTCCTGTTCGAACGCCGTCTTGAGATCGTCGCGGATCTGATCAATCGACTTCTTCTCGAAGGTGCCGTCAGGTTGTGGGCCGAACTGGCTCACTGCATCTCAACTCCAAACTCCACAGTGTCCGGCACTGATACCAGTGCCACCGCCACATCGACCTGTCGGGTGCGGTTTGTTCGATCACCCGTGATCTCGACCGACTCGATCGATTCGACCCGATCGTCTCGATCCAGTGCGAAGCGGATCTCCCGATCCAACACCTCGTTGGGTGCGCCGACGATCTCGAAGACACGCAGGCCATGATCCGGCGCGAACGGGTCTTCGCCACGCACCGTCGTCAGCGTGTCCTTCAGTTCCTGCGTGACACCTTCGATACCATCGATCATCGCGTACCGCTTCGCGTCGTCGAGATTGATATCGCCGTCTGCGTTGGTCTGGAGTGTGCGTTTGAACACCATAGTTAGCTTGCCTCCGTATCCGAGGAGCCGGGGTCGTCGACCGTGACCGACCCGCCCGAACTGTCGGTCAACGTCGCATCAGCGGTCAACACCGGGGCGGAAGCGTTCGGATCACCCAACGTGACCGAGCCGTCCGGAGCCAGTTTGATCACCGTCCCCGAGCTATGGCTGACTTCGAACAGCCCATCTGGAGCCATCGTCATTGTCGAGCCATCGCTCTGGATCGCCAGCACGAACTCACCGGGCGAGTGACTGGGGATCGCGTCGTCATCCAGCCAGAGACTGGCGATGAACACCGCCGCCTCCAGCGTGTGCCGCCGGGTCGAACTGTTCGGCACATGGCCGCGATCTTGGATCTGCTCGGCCAGCGGCTCGCGTGTGTGGAGCAACAGCCCTTCCATCTCTGATTCGAGTGGCAACACCACACCAACCCCATCGCCGCCGAACGGCGTGGCGATCGGCACGTCATCGACGAACACGTTGGCGTCGGATTTGAGACTCACCGTCACCCGCTGGGTCTCACTGTCGACGCTCTCGATGATCGCCATACTCGCCGTGTACATGCCGCGCACCTCGTCGCGGATGAACTGGCGGATGGTGCCGGCGATTGAGACATCCTTGTCACTCATCGATACACCTGTGCCGTCTCTGATTGTGATTGCGTTGCGTTATGCATCGAGAATGAACCTCCACTCCGCTTCGTTAGTCACAGTGGCCGGATTACACCGGGTTGTAGCCGGGGAACTCGACCACATCAGGCGTTGGGTCGTACTCCTCGGCGTCGTCAGCCAGCGTCACGTCAGCGGTCACCGTGTGGTCACCGCTCACCGTCGAACTCGCGTACTCGTAGTTCTCGACGCGATAGACACCATCGAACCGATCAGTGTTGATGACCACCTCGGCTCCCTTTCGGATGCGCGGATCGAGCATGGCAGTAAACTCCAGTCGAGTCTCATCGTCCTCGCTGTCGTTGTTCGACTTCTTGCCGATGTTCAACAGCAAGCCATCAAACGATAGCTCGGGT